ACACCTTTATCTTGCCTCCTCCAGCATCGCCGTTATACGCGAAAATTCGTATCTGCTGGCGTTGGTGATTTTCTTGGCTATATGCCTCGTCCTTCTGCTCGTGTTTCGTCGTGGTCTTACTTCGATTTTGAGAGGAGGATCAATTATAATTACTCGATTCCTCGATATTACCTTAAATATCTTAAACCGGAAGACGAAGTTGTTCGTTCGATTACCGCTGCTGATGCTTATGCACATTTTAGCAAGTCTTCTTTGGTTAAGCGTATTGTGTCTTTGTGTGTTGACCGGTTCGGCCTCAATTCCGCCGTATCCGGTAGAGTGTCATATACGTGGGAGCAAAAGCAAATAATGCGCTTCTCCGCCTCCTCTCGTAAGATGCCTGATTTTGACCCCCCTACCTGGTTGGATTTGGACATTTTCCAATTTTGGCAGGACCATTATAAACTTCAACTAAACATTTAATTTATGGGAAAACAACCTTTTATCTCACACACTGTAAATGGCTACTCTCGGTATGATGTCCCTGAGAGTAAGGCTTTTACGTGCACACCGGGTATTTTATATCCGGTGCGGATCGATTTTATTAATGCTCGTGACCGTGTGTCCATTGAGCAGGGTATTGATGTTCGTAGCAATCCACTTGCTGTTCCGACGTTTAACCCCTATACTGTTCGACTTCACCGCTTTTGGGTGCCACTTCAGTTATATCACCCCGAGATGAGGACGAATAGCAGCAAATTCGATATGAACAATTTGAGTTTGAATTTTATTGCCGCTTCTTCTACTGGTTCGTACGAATTTACGACCAATAATTACCCTTATTCTAACTCGCTGCTTCGTTGGTTGCGTGTTGTTCCCGCGTCTATACCGACTCCGACCTCGAGTAATGTTCCGGTGTCTGCTAATCTTACAACGGCCCAGTTGGCGTATCCTTTAGGCTGGTGTACTGCCGATTCTTATCTTGCTTATTGGGACATTGTTCGTAATTACTACAGTTATTCCCAGTGGGGACTCTATTCTTTTGCTTGGCCCGGTAGTTGGTATTTCATCCCCAATAGCACCGGTGCTGCGCTTAATGTTCTTCAGTTCAGTGACGTGCCGACGTTTTTCTCGCAAAGATTCGGAAATCTCGAATTCCTCGATGCTTATTTTGAGAGTCAGTTTTATCCTTCGGCTGTGTCGTCGTCGAACAATACATACAATAGAGGAAATCTCTTTTCTCAGATATTGTTTTCAGACCTAGGTTCTACGATTACCGCATCCAGGGATGGCTACCCCGTCTCTTCCGTTTATCCCGGAAATACTACGTTGTCTACCGCTGGTCCTGCAAGTCAATTCGCTACTGGCGCTGCCTCTACGACTGTTACTACGCTTGGGTCGTTCCTTGTCGCCCATCCGATGGCCGTTGTACCTTCGAATCCTGATCGCTACAGTCGATTGCTTCCTGTTGGTAGCTCCGAAGGTGTCTCCATGTCCGGTGTCTCGACTATCCCGCAGTTGGCTATTGCTTCTCGCCTTCAGGAGTACAAAGATCTCCTTGGCGCTGGAGGCAGCCGGTTTAGCGATTGGTTGGATACGTTTTTTGCGTCGAAAATCGAACACGTCGATCGGCCTCAATTGTTGTTTAGCGCATCTCAGACTGTTAACGTTCAGATTGTTATGAATCAGGCCGGACAAAACAATTTTAATGACACTGGCGTAACTGGCCCCCTGGGACAACAAGGAGGTGCAATTGCCTTCAATGACCGTCTCGGTCGCCGTCAGTCTTATTACTTCCGCGAGCCTGGCTATATGATTGATATGCTGAGCATTCGCCCCGTCTACTATTGGGCAGGTGTTTACCCTGACTATCTTCATTATACTGGTGCCGATTATTTTAATCCGATTTATAATGATATTGGATATCAGGATGTTCCCGGATTCCAATTTGGATTCGGAACCACCTCGGCCTCTGAAGCTGTGGCCTACGAACCGTGTTTCAACGAGTTTCGGTCCTCGTTTGATGAGGTTCTTGGCCAACTGTCTCGATTCCAAAAAGCCTCTAACAGTGTCCCTCTTTATTCTTATTGGGTTCAACAGCGTGTTCTGTCGGCGAGCTATAATCAGTATTATTCCCTTTTGTTCGTTGATCTTAACCAGGTAAACTCTCCGTTTGCTTCCAGGCTGGAAGATAATTTCTTTGTCAATCTTTCGTATTCTGTCCAGAAGAAGAGCCTGGTTAATAAAACATTTGCAACCCGTTTGTCTAATCGTTAATACATTGGTCTTATGGCACTTGATTGGTTACTCGAAGACGCTCCCGCCTATGTTTCCCGCGGTCAGCGAATTATGTCTGTCCTCGATGGTTCTGGCACTGTCGACGTTTTGCCAGGCCGTCCGGACGTGGTTGCCGAGCCCTCTGACTTCGACAAGGGTGAAAAGTTTAACCCCGAGATTGATTTCGATCCTAATTCATTCTCTCGTATGGATAAGTTTGACGGTCTCGAGGTTGGCCAGGAACTTATTGATTCAGAGTTGGATAGGTCGAAGCCTACTTCTAAATCTTCTAATTCTGAAGAAAAATAGTATATCCTTTACTTGAAGATATATGTTACGTGCGCGGACCCCTTTTGCAAGAGTTCGTGAATTGCTGAAGGTTATTGGTAACGACTGCAGGAGAGGTCGCGCATTTTTCTATCGTTCTTTAAATTTTATCCTTATGTCTGATACTAAACAACCCTTTTATAAGTCGAAAGCGTTTTGGACGCTCATCTCCTCTATTGTTGCCGCTTTAGCCGCCTTTTTCCTTGCCTCGTGTTCTGCCCAGGCTAGGATGCAGCGTAGTGGCGTTCACATCGATACTGTGCGTGTTGATTATATCATTCGTTCAAACAATTTAACTCACATTTAGTATGCCTGCTCCTGTTGCTGCTGCCGCTGCCGCATCTTTTGGCCAGGCTCTTGGACAGTCCGCTGCTTCTACCGGCACTAATGGCTTGATTAATGGCCTTTTTGGTCAGCTTTTTGGTGGAATGAACGCTCGTCGCCAGTGGCGATTTCAGCAGAAGCAGATGGCTCTTCAGCAGAAATACGCTTTAGAGCAGATGCAGAGACAGTCTGAGCTTTCTTATACTAATTGGCAAAGGCAGTTTGATTATGAAAATTCATATAATGACCCTTCAAAGGTCTTTGATCGTTATTTGAAGGCTGGTATAACCCCTGCTGCTGTTTTAGGCTCTTCGGGTGTTGGCGTGAACGCTACTATGTCCGGCGGTTCTGCAGGTATGCCCTCAGCTTCCGGCCCTTCCGGTGGTGCCCCCGTTAGCCCTGGTGCTTTCGTCCCCGGTGATCCCGCCGCTATCGCGCAGAATATGGTTGCCCGGTCCACGGTTGACCGCAATACTGCTGCTGCTAACCGGGATGATGCCGAAGCAGAAAATCTTCGTGGTAATACTCATACGCAAGAGTGGCGCGAAAAGATGGATAACCTTGAATTACAGATTGCGCAGCATAATGTTAAAGATGCCCGTGAGCTCGCCAACCTTCATGAAGCGCAGGCTCAGATTGTGGCAATTGACGCTTATTTGGCCAATATTACTCAAGGTTACAAACTGTCTTCTATTATGGCTATGGCTGGCATTCTGGAGGAGAAATATCAGAATATTCGTATGACGAATGATTGGTTTGAACCCCAGGCCGGAGCTGCCCTGGCTGTTGCCTGGTCTTCGGCCGTTGCTAACGTTTCTGCCGCCGCTGAGTCCAGGTCTCGTACGAAACTTAACTATCAAGAACTCAAGGATTTACAGAATTGGTACGAGCTGAACTGGGAGAAGGAAGTTCCTGTTCAGATTCGTAATGATAAAGGTGAGGTCGTTGAGACGAAGATGATGAAAGTTGCCGAAACTACGGCTATTTTGAAGTCTGCTGCCGCTGAGGCTGCCCAACTTGAAACTGGAAATGCCCGCTGGGATTTGCGTAACTCTAGGCTTCGTCTTGCTCATGACATTATTCGGTCTTTTGCCACTGCCGCAGGCATCGCCGGTGCTTCCTATGTTGGTCGCAAGGCCGCAGGCCCTGCGGGACCCGAAGGTTACGAGGAGACGAGAGAATTTTACGGACCTAGCGGTGACAGAGAAGGTGCTACCTATGCCCGCCGTCTCTATTATGGGAGAAAATAAACATTTTTTTCGACTTTTTGAACTTTGCCGTTTGTTTTTTTTTGATGTATCTTTGTGCCATAAACCAATAACCACACTATTATGAAAAAGACTAGATTTTTAGAGACTTCCGAATTTCCAATTGACGCTGTAGCGAATCTGTTTGTCGGTTGGCTTTGCCTTCGAGGTGCATTTTCTGCTTTTAGATCAAACTGCGGGTTTGATGTGAAACATGATCGCACATTTAGAATCGTGCTTCGTTCTCGAATTCGAAATGCAGTTCATTCGTCTCATTCAGGCATAGGTGATCTTATTTCTACGAGTTTCTTATTCACTGACACACCCGAAGGTTATGCCTATTGGACTGACCTGTCTTTCGCTTGGCGTCATTTTTGCATTGAGTTTCAAGATAATTTTAAATAATATTGTTATGACACAAATTCACGTTGTTATCCGTCGCATTAATCCTGCCTTTAAGATTGACCTCGTCCAGGTAGGTTACATTGAAAATGGACAGTTTTCTGCGCTTTCTGTTGATGCCCTTAAACGTACTCCTGTTTCTACCTACGTAGAGCATTCCAGTATTGCTGATTCTCCCTATATTGAGCATTGCTCTGTTTTTAGTCTCATAAGCGCCTTGAGTGCGTATCCAAATTTTGATGTCGAGTTTTTCGATAATACACTTGTTCTTATGTTTGATTTTGATTTGATTCCCGATGAAAGCGCGTCGCAGGAAGAAGGGAAAGGGAACTAAAGTAGTAACCCGCCCGCTCGGTGGTAGAGTTCTTTGATTTGTTAGACCCCAGGAGATATTCCTTCTCCTGTGGGCCTTTTTGTTCACCGGCTTTGCCGGTATATCCCGAACGGAGTGAAGCCATGGAGGCCGAAGACGCGCAGCGTCCCAGCCGTTAAGGCTGTCGGCCGGCGAAACGTAGTAGTTTTCGCGATCGAAAGTACCG